AAGGGAATGCGCGATGAGAAGCAGACAGCATTCCAAGAGCGAGGTCTTGAGAATAAGCCAGCAGCAAAGAACCAATTTACTTGGCCGTACAATCCTTTCTATCTGGCCGAACTACAGGCGGCTCAGGAAGCACAGCGCTCCGGTAGCAGCAGCCCTGTCGCGAAGTGACGACCCGGTCAGTGTAGCTCCCGTGGGAGGCGACTAGATGGGCAACAAAAGTGAAATACATACGGCTTATTTGCCGATTGCTTTCGAGCGTACATTAGATCTGCGCGAGCGAGCACAACAGGCATCTCAGCTACAACAGATCATTGGTCAGTTTGTCATTGAGCTTCTATCCAATGGCAAACCTTTGACTATTGGCGTGAATGTCGAGCGTCAGAAACCGCTGGCTGACAAGGAGCAGTATCTGGTTTTGATCTACTGGAAAGACGGGCGTGTCAACGAAGTTCTCCAGAAGATGGATATCCAGATGTTCAAGCGTTGTGTCAAATGCGGCAACCCCTGCATGGAGGAGAAACACGAATGTCGGGCCCTTGTCCCAAACCCGGTCCCAGAAGCAAAGGCCGTAGCGTCAGACGAGATCCTAAAGTTAGGGACGCTGCCCTCAAGCGAGACGGAACCTGCCTCTATGGACTAATCAAGAAAGATGGCTGTGTTCTGGGCTTTGATGCTGCTCATATTCAAGGCTGGGGTGCTGGCGGTAAACAGGTAGATGTGCTAGAGAACATCATCTGTCTATGTCGCAAACATCACCAGATGCATGAGAATGCCGAGATCAGCGACCTGACTCTCCAGCTCATTCTGTACAATTTGTATAGTTATGGTCCTGATGAGTGGCTGTGGGAGCTCTTGGAGGCAATCAAAGACTTAGCCTCGAATACATACAATCTTCCGGTATATGTAGAAAGCCACGATGGCGTAGTAATCCATTTTCGACTTGTGGGAGTTTACAATCGGGTGGAGTTTTCGCTGGCGATGGTTTTCATGCGCAGCATGCCCCAGGACGTAATCTTGGCGACTGTGGATGAAAAGATTTTTACTCAATTACAGAGAGGTGGATGATGTTGGAAGGATATGCTGATGGGATGCTTGCATCTAACTCACCGAAGGTCGAACAGTGGATTGCGGCCCTGAACTCATTTCTGGACACACTTCCAGATATGGAAGACGAACCTCGGGAATATATTGTGGCCGATGACAAGGTCCAAGTACGCATCGCAGGCCGTTTTGGTGAGTTCCGAGTGTCAGATTTGGGACGATGGAGCCCACAAAGTACTCTCAGTGAACTGAAATGATCCTCACCGAAGCAGATGAGGTGCTCCTGCCCGGAGCGCTCAGGCATAACAAAGGCTTTGCAACAGCCTGTAAATGGTATATGGATTGGGAGCCACTACCCAAGCAGTGGGCGTTTCACCAGATAGAAATCCCAAACATGACCTTTATTGGCGGTATTGCCGCGGGTAAAACCTTCGCGGTGGCGGCCTCGTATCTCATGGATTGTCTGAGCATTCCGTATTTTGGAGCTCTGAACACTTCGGTGACATCAACACAAGCGGAACTGGTTTTCGAGATCGCTATGAGCTGGATCGATCAAAATGAACGCCTAGAACATTTGATCGAGCACATCACGCTCAAACCGTTTCCGATGATCGATTTTAAGAATTTTTCCTACTGGCATTTCCGGACTATGGGCAAGGACGCCAAATTTATCCGTGGTTCGGAGTACGACCGCATTAACGTAGACGAGGCTGGGCTCGACTACGAGGGACTGTCGCTGAAACGCCTGCGTGGACGATTGCGTGGTAAGCGCCCAGATAAGACGATCCGGATGGCCCGCTTGGATGTAACCACGTCTCCCACAGATGCCCCGTGGTTGCGGGATCGATTTGATCGTGGCACGAAAGGCCATCCTAGTGCCATGTTAGACCTGTACAGATCTATTCGAGCAACGATCTACGAAAACACGCACTTGACTAAAGAACAGATCCACAACATGGAAGCTGACTACACCGATGAGATGATCGACGTTGAGCTCAAAGGACTTTTTCCGGATTATGGTATGACTACTTTCCCACGACGCAGTTTGGATGCTTGCACCTCTATTGACCTCGATGATGAGATGACCGCTGCGGTGCGCCCCGAAACAGGAGCTCCGAAAGCGGGTTATAGGATTTTGGAGCACCCACGCCACGGTATTGTGAAATGGGAGATGCCAATAGATCCACGCGGGATGTACGTACTGGCTGGCGATCCAGGTACTGGTGATCCGCCAAAGCGCAACTCACCATGCGTCATGGTTGCTCGGGTAGATCGCATGCCCTACGAGATTGTGTACTTTGACTGGGTGTTTGGGCATGGGTCCTACATGCCGTTTCTCAACTCATTCAAATATGCAATAGACAAGTATCAGCCTGTTTTACGAGGTATGGATGCTACAGGAACCCAAAAAGCTATCAACGAGCTGGCATTTGAGAACGTAGGGATCTACGTAGAGGGGTTGAACTTTCAACGAGATAAGCAAGCTATGATCAACGCTTTGTCGATTGCTGTTACGAATCAATGGTTCCGGTGGCCGCACATCAAGGGTTTACTCTTCCAGATGCGGCACTATCGACGTGAGGATGATAAGGTTTCCTCCCGGCAACCTCAAGATATCGTCATGACAATGGCAGAATTAGCTCTCTTATGCCGTTTTCTGCCCGATGAGATCGACAAAGAGGTTCAAAATCGTCGGGTTCTGAGATCACGCAAGAGACGGACCCGAACAGTACACAGGAGACGCAAATGAGGTACGATTACAAATGCGAGGGAGGTCATATTGTTGAGATTACTAAGTCCATGGCGGACCCACACCCCACAGATTGTCCTATATGCGGGAAACCGCTCCGGCGTCTGTTTAACGCTGTGGCAATACATGGCTTTAGCCCGTACTTAAGTGATCGAGCTATGCGTGGGCGCGACACGGGTGATGATGATGGGTTAGATGCCTACGATAAGCAATTCGGGATTTTACAAGGAGAGTAATATGGCTACAGTCAGGGAAGGTGATCGAAAAAAGACCGGTATGAAGGGTGGCAAGTACCCGGTCGCTACAGTAGCACAGTGTCTGAGCGCTATCAAGCTACGCCATCACGGCAAAGGTGTCTCAGCGAGTTCGGTGCTAGCACATGTAGCACGTTCCAAGCACGGCAAGAACCCTCGGGTTCAAGCAGCATTGAAGAAGGCTCGTGAAGCAGATAAGAAGAAAAAATAGGAGGCGTCGTGGCTAACACTATCAAACTACTTGGTTACACTTACACGGTGGATCTTGTTGAGGAGGCCAATGAGATGCGTGCCTCTGGGCATCTGCACACCGGTAAGCAGGTAATCCGCGTGGCACTGGATCAATGCATGGAAGGCAAGATCTCTACGCTGATCCATGAGGTTATCCATGCCATCACTTGGCATCAGCAGGTCGAAATGACTGAAGAAGACCTGATGCGGCTGGAAACTGGGTTTCATTCATTTCTGAAGGATAACAATATCGACCTCACACCACTGGAGAAAGTCGTATGTGGATCGAAGCGCCGGAGCTCTACTGGGAAGACTGCCAAGTAACTATGGCGCGTCTGGCGGCGGCAGAGCGGCAGATAGATCTAGCCGTGACTTCGCCGCCTTACATGGTTGAGCAGCCTTATGAAGCAGGCATGGAGTGGATCGAGTACCAAGACCTGCTCTGGAATACTTACGTAGGCTTAGATACGATCCTTAAGCCCGGCGGATATTTTGTCATCAACTTCGGCGATCAATGTCGAGGGAAACAGCTCTTGGGCACTCAAGTACCCAGCACAATCCCCATGAGTGTCACGCATTGGGATTGCGGCAGAGGGGTAGGATGGGAACTCCAAGCGACACGGGTCTGGAGAAAGAAACGCCGTGGAATGGGTATCCCTTTTGTCTGCAATCACTATCCTCGACCGGTGTATGATTACGAGCACATCTGGACATGGCGTAAATGCGCAGAGACACACCATGAGGTGGTGCGCAATAGAGCCATGTCTCAATGGGGAGTTCTGGAGTTTGAAGGCGATCTCCCCAAAAAGCGTCATGTAGCCGCCTTTCCGCTCGGCCTCCCGGAGTGGGCAATCCAAGTGTATTCCGATATCGGAAACTTGGTTTACGATCCGTTTATGGGCTCTGGTACTACTGGGTTTGCTGCGCTGACGCTCGAAAGACGGTTTATAGGCAGCGAGATCGATGAATCACTGCGGGAACAGGTTGAAAATTTCCTCGCATAAGATCCTTGACAGGATAGGCGTGAAATGGTAAAATAGGTTTATGAGATGGACAAGTCTAACTCCGTAGCGCAACATCGAGGTCGGCTCCATCATGAGAGCACCACCTGCCCAAGACGGCTTAGTCTTCTACAGCGCTCATACCTGACCTGTCTATCGTTCGATCAAACAGCCATTCCGAGAGCGGATTGGTGATGTTTGATCATCTCTGCATACAGAGGACACTATGGCAAAGAAAAAGATCGATGAAGCAGAACTGGATGCCGTTGCCGAAGAGTTGGCACCGGAGTACGAGATCATAGTCGAAGAGACGCCTGACATGTACAACTGGGGTCCTAGCGATTTGGAGCCCTTGCTGTCGGAAATCAATACCATGCGGGACGTGAATGTTCAGGTCAGCAAACTGTTCCGAGAGGAGCCCTTTGACTTCCGCGCACTTGTGATCATAGGTCTAATTGGTATCCTGAAGGAGCTCTAATGGCTATCTTCGAATTTCCCGAGTATTCGGACCTGGGTGGTATTAGCGCCGCACAGCGAGATACTTGGGAGGGCGAGAAGGCACTGCGAGCCAAATATCGGCACTATTACTCTGGTGATATCTTCAATGAGAAAGTACCGTTAGAGGCTGGCATCGACAGCACAGACATTCCGCCACTGTATCCCGTTGGACTTAATCTCGTCAAAATGCTCTGTATAGCACAGGCTGAGGCGTTGTTTGGCGAATGGGATGAAGAGATTGTTCGGTTTTGTATTCGTCAGGATTCCGCAGAAGATCCCGTAGCCGCTGGGGCTATTGAGTTGGCAAGCACCATCTTACAGTCCAATAATTTCAATGCCCAAGGCTACGAAATATCGCTCGATAGAGAACTCTACGGTGGCGCAGCCATCAAAATCGGTCCTGAGCTTTCCCTTCCCGGTTATATTAGGCTAGGGAGAGTTAATCTGGACAATTTTTATCCTGTATGGGACCCTGATCGGCCTGAAGTCTTGTTAGAGTGCTGGATCAAGACTGTGATGACGAAAGAGCAGGTCAAGGCCAAGTATGGTATCAGCACGGATAAAGAAATTGTCGAACGGGTAGAATACTGGAATCCGAGACGGTACGAAAATAGGGTTGACGATAAGCGTATTGATGCTTATTCCGGTGTCAATCCCTGGAACGTTGTGCCTATCGTATATATTCCACGACTGCGCTCCAATGCCTGGTGGGGCGATGCTCTCACCCCTGACCTCATGGCAGTCCAGGATGAATTAAACATGAGGGTTGCCGATTTAGGTGAGAGCCTAAACTATAACTCGCATCCGACTCGTTGGGGCGTAAACATGCCTCACAAATTCAATGTAACGAACTTTGAGATTGGGCCGGGAGCGATGTGGGATTTAGGAAAAGCTATCGGTGCACAGAGCCCTCTGCCACAAGTAGGCATTCTGGAGATCAAAAACCCGATCCCGGAACGAGCGCTCGACTTTTTGAAGTTCTTGTATGACTGGAGCACCACATCGTCATTTATCCCGCCGATTGCATTTGGAAAAGATGATGGTGGGGGACAGCGCTCCGGTAGAACGCTCGAAATTCGCATGTGGCCCCTGATCCGGACCACGCGAAGGTCACGAGCGTACATGGCTGCCGGATTCCAACGCATGTTGTACATCATCGGACTGATCCTTCAACAGAAGAAGATCGCAGGTGTGCAACACTCCAGCTTACGCTTTTTAGACGGCAGTATTGTCCCATCATTCTGGCCAATGATGCCCAAGGATCAAGCAGCCATCGTGGATCAGGTGGTCAAGCTGATGAGTATCGAACCGGTACCTGCGGTGTCCTTGGCGACAGCCCATAAGTGGCTAGGTCTAGGACCTGCTGAGCAGACTCGAATCGAGGACTTTGTCGCCAGCGGTACATATGATCGACTGCTGGAACGTCAAAATCCGAAACCGGTTACACCGGCCACCTCTAAGACATCGGGAGATGAGTAATGAAAGAAATTAGCGTAACCCCAACGATTACGTTGGTTCTGTATACGGCGAATGATGCACTGGGTGAGGCCATGGAGTTTGAGGGAGCAGCACGAGCCCGTGAGTACTCTGGTCTCATTCGGCAAGTCAAAATCACTGATAATGCAATGCAACACCCAATTTTAGACCTGTTTCTTTTCAAGTCCCAGCCATCAGTGATCGCAGACAATGATGCTTACGCCCTGACGGATGACGATCTGCAATTATGTCTAGGTACGCTCAGTGTCGCAGCCGCAGACTGGGTCGATGGGAATGCGAATGCTATTGTGCTCGTGGATGCAGATCTAGAGTTCGTCTTGGCGGACTTCCAAACATCCCTGTGGGCACAGTTAAAGGTTCTGGATGGACCGACTTTTGCAGCCGTAGATGACATTACTGTTACGTTATACATCTCGCCCGACTAGATCTTTCAGCGCTTTAGCGCTTTAAGAAATCCAACATAAACCCCGCTTTATGCAGCCATGCGGAGCGGGTACTCTGAAGGAGAGTGACATGGCTTATTTAGATGCAGCAAAGATAGCGGCTATCGTGAGGGTGATTGGGCCCGCGTCGTTACGGCGACAAATGCTTAACACGATTCTTCCCGAAATTGCTACCGCTATCGCAACCGACGCGGCAGCACCGCTGGCAGCAATGCCCGCAGTTCCTGGCGTGGCGGAAGCACTTAAACTCGTACAGCTCGATGCGAACCTGGCTGTCGATGTTGTTCGAACTGCGTCCCTGATGCTCGGTGCCTCTGGCGCTGAAGTAGCAGTGACCGCAACTGCCGGTGAAATCAACCAGCTTGCTGGTACAGACTTCGCCGCAGAGTTCGCGCAGTTAGAAGGTTTGGAAGCAGAGTTCGCAGCCCTCGCAGGAATGGACCCAGAGCTGGCACTATTAAATGGCTTGACTGTCGGTTCCGCGGTGCTGAATGCTCTAATCTCCAACCCTGGCCGACGTGCCATCAACATCCTGTATGTGCCTGATGCATCCAATGCAGACGGAGACACCGTAACCATTGGTGCCGATGTCTACGAGCTGGATACGCACGTAGTTGAGACCATCACTCCTGGCAACATTCGGGTGAATGTCTCCGGTGGCACGACTGCGTTCTCTCAAGGTACGCTCACGATTGGTGTTGTTCAACCTCTCGCTGGGGATACCATGACGATTGGCGCTAAGGTCTATACTTTTGTGCCGGATGGAACTGGCAACGCCGATGGCGAAATTGACATTGGTGTAGATGTGGCAGAGTGTCGCCTCAACATTGCTGGTGCGATCAATGGCGTGGCTCCTCAAGCGCACAACGTGGCTCACACGCTGGTCACTGCTGGAGCGTTCATTGCTAATGACTTGATCATCACCGCTTTAGAGGGTGGTGTGGCAGGTGATCTTATCGCCACAACCGAGACATTTACAGACGCCGGAAACTTCTTCGATGCCGCAACCCTCGGTACGACCACAGCTGGTGTTGATCCAACAGCCGCTGAAGTTACCGATGCGCTCATCGCAACCATTAACCTCAGCGCGACGGAACTCGTGACAGCAGTTGATATCGGCACAACCGAGATCTTGCTTGTAGCGGATGCAGTTGGCGCAATCACCATCGCCTGTACAGAAACCTTTACAGGTGCCGCAAGTGTATGGGCAGCTGCCAATATGTTTGGTGGCGCAGCAGCAGCGGGGATTAGTGCGGTAGCACAGTCCCGTGTTCCCGTGGCCACGGAAGTGACCCTTGGAAACATGCACTTCATGTTCGACTTTACTCCGACATTTGTCGCTGTACAGGTTCGAACAACCGCCACAGGCGCAGTTGTAGCCTGGGACGGCGCACTGACCATCACTGGTGGTCAGGTTTCGCTCGACAACTCTGGCGCAGTGGACTGGTCGGTAGCAGAGACCGTGTCCGTTCTAGCCTACGCCTAAGTTTTACCATAAGTTTTACTAGGGGGACGGGAGCGTCCGTCCCCCAATAAATCTCACGGAGGAATTGAATGCCTAACGAGGAACTGATCCCTGGTCAGCCGGTTCCGGCCCCTGATCAGCAGATCACCCCCGACCCGGCTCCGGCAGAGCCGGTGGTAGCACCCCCAGTCACTCCTGCCCCTGCAACACCGCCAGCAGGTTCTACCCCTGACGGTTTTGTAGAGAAGGGGAGATTTGACGGTGCCATTCGCAAAATCGAAGAGCTCACTATTGCTTCGCGCAGCCACGCTGAGGAACTGAAGGCGAAAGACCTCGAAATCGAGCGGCTTACGGCTTCACTCTCCAGCAAGGACATCGAGAAGACAGTAGCTGTCGGTGAGCGGGACAAAAATCTTGAGACTGCTCTCACGGAAAATCAAGCGCTGTTGACTGAAGTTCAGCAGCTTCGTGCATACAAGATGAAAGTGGAGACTGCACGAGAAATGGGTCGGCCTGAGCTGATCCAGATCTTGGACAAGATCCCTGATTTGGCAGATGCCGAAGTCCTGAAGTCAGTTATGGCTGACTTTGTAAAATTCCGAGAGGATGGGATCAAGGAGCGGGAGACAGCTCTTTTGTCAGGTATTACACCTCCTGCCCCGCCGATTCATAACGCCCCAGAAAAGCCGACTACTGGTGAGGGATGGAGTGCTTATGTCAATAAGTTCCCCATCGGCTCCAAAGAACGACAAGCGGCCTTTGATGAATGGGGCGACTGGCAGATTGCGCAGGCCAAGTAGACCGACAAGAGGCGTACTCCTAGCACTCAAAATTCTCTAAGGAGTTTGCCTCAATGGCAGTAGCATACGAGACCGGAGCTCTCTGGTCTACAACTCTACCCGAAGGGCAGCGAGATTACTACGAACAGCTGCTCCTCGAAACGCTCCGAACCAAGTCCATTCTTGTGCCGTTTTGTGCGGTGAAGGAAGACTTCCGGGCGCGCGATACTGGCGTCATTATCTACACGGAAGTTATGGACACGGAGCCGAACTGGAACGCTCTGTCTGAGACTGGCATCTGGTTGACAGGTGCGCACCTCGACAGTCGCTCCGTTCAAATCGGTCTAGAGATCCACGGTGACGTGATCAAGATCTCTGACTACAATGAACTCACGAACTTCTGGGCCAACGGGGACCTGCGTGGTCTCGTTCGCGGTAAGCTCGGCCAGAACATGGTTGACTACCTCGATATTTTGGCTCGAAACGCTTTCCTCTCCAGCCCATACAAAACGTATGCTGGAACCGCTAACACCAAGCGGACCGAGCTTGCACAGACCGACCTTTTCGATACCGACCTCGTTGATCTTATGCGAGTGCACCTCGAAGAGCGCGAGATCCCTGGTGTTATCAATGTCCAAGATCAAGCACCGGCAATCGTTTGTGTAACCACACCTCGTGTGTGCCACGACATTCGAACCGCTGCTGGCTCTAAGTGGATCGAAGCTCAGGAATATGCTGGCTCCGTGCGCCTGTTTACAGGCGAAGTCGGCTCCTGGGGTGGCGTTCGTTTCATCAAGACAAACCGCCTCATGCTTCGAAACTACGGTGCAATGTCTCTTCAGACACAATTGACTGCTCCTACCGTGGTCGGTCAGGGTGCTGCCGCAACCGTTGACACAGTGTACTCTGTGGGTCAAACCGGTTCGACACGGACCATTCCTGTCACCTCCAGTGCAGGCTTTGTTGCTGGCGAGTATATCACCATCCACGATACCCGTGGCGCAGATGATGAGCCTCTGGCTTCCGATGGTACGCAAGAAACACGGCGTATTGTTGAAGTCCCCGGTGGCGCTGTGACACTGGTTCTGGACAAACCGCTAATGAAACCGCACGATACCGGCGATTACGTCACGCGTGGTGTCACCGTTCACGCCTCCATCTTCATGGGTGGGCCTGCGGTGGTCTACGGTATCGGCGAACGACCTCACCCATTGGTGCTACCGAAGATCGATGATCTGGCGATGGTCCAGCGGTTCTCTTGGCGCGCTTTCTGCAAGATGCAGATGTTCCGCCCCGAATATATCGAGGTGGTTGAGAGCGGCGGCACGGTCAACTAAGGAGTTTAGGAATGACAACTTGGGCGGATTTACTCGCTTCCTTACGAGAGGATTTGCAGGATACAAGCGTCACCCCCAAATACTCCGACGCAACGCTTTATCTCTACTTGTGCGATGCGATATCGGACTATTCTATGTGGTTTCCGCTGCGTGTGGATCAGGTCGGGCTAACCGGCTCTGGCGTTGGTCCCTACGCCCTCCCGGCAAACTACGTTGCCGACCTTTGGGTCGAGTCTCCTGTGAATCGCTTTTTGGAACGACGTTTACCTCGCCCTGGTACTCGATTTCCGACGCAAACGGGCAAACCCTTTTATTACTACATGCAAGGGGGGAGCTTGTATCTTAATAGCTCCCCCGATGATGTTGATGGGGTGCACCTGACTTACGAAGCCCTGCACACTCGGCCTGCCAATGCAGCCGATACAACTTTCGTGTTTTCTGTACCGTTAGCAGACGAGGAACTGATCCGCATTTTCGTCAAAGCCAAGATCATGGAGCGGGTTCGCACACGACAAGCAGCCCTAGACCGCTTCAAAGATCGCGCATCTTCAGGTGGGGATCGACAAGATAACCCGCTGCTTCCTGAGGTGGATGATCTCTACAAGGATTATTACCGGAAGATCTCCCAACGCTTAGGGGGCGGCACCATTCGTCTCTATCGGCCAGGAAGGATCAGATGAGTGGCATCCACGATGCTGTACTCCTTCATACCCAAGCGGTATTGCAAGCGGCGCTGATCGATGATATCGATCCTGGCGATGCTGCTATCGCTGGCGTGATCAAAATTGGTCCGCTGCAAGGCGAACCTGAACCGGACGAGGCTCGAATATCAATCTGTATCTATGCAAATGATCCAGACGATGTCGATGGGTCCGAATGGCAGGATCGCGTGGTAGAAGTAGAGTGCGGTGGGGTGGTGACCTTCGAACGTAGGTTCACTATCAAGGGTCGGATGCTGCTCGAAACGACCCGAGAGAATCTCGCACAAGCACGACAGATTGGATCGACTGTTAAAGAACGGATCGAGATTGCAATTCTCAAAGAGATGTATACAGGGGTAGTGTCAGGCAACGAATATGTTGCCCGAGGACCATGCGCAGAAGCAATCACATCAACTTTGCGCCAAGGCGGTGGTCCGCCCGATGCGTTTGACCTTAGCTTCAAAGTACGTTTCGACGTACTCACCACACGAACAGGGGTATTTACATGACAGCAGCAGAAAAGTCCTTCATAGGCATCGCGAAACAGACTGGCGTAGGCGTTCGCAACGTCACAGACGCTCAATTCAAGTACCTACTCTTCCGAGCTGGTGGAGTTGCACCACAGAACATCGTCATCCCGTTGGATGCTGAGGTTGGTGGTGGAGCCATGCTCCGAGATATGGCGAAGGTTGGCGTTACCTCTGGTGGGGCGCTGGATATTATTCCGCGTCCGGACACCATGGGCACGATGTTGTACGGCGCTCTAGGTCAGATCGACAGTCGCGTTGAAAAGCTTGATGACGTGCTCTCTCAAGAGCCATTGCTTGTCGGTGGTGGCCCTGCTGTTGGTGTTATTACAGACCCTCCAGTTCCTTCCTATCTCGTCGTAACAGGTTATCCCGCAGGTGCCGTGCTCGATGGCATCGTGGCCATTACTGGCACGGATGAACTTGATGCCCCGCAAGGGCCCATCAACTTTCAGCTGAACGAGAGCGACAGCATTATTGTGGAAGACCTGTTCAAGACCGTTACCTTGGTTACCCTTCCAGGGTGGAACACAGACGGTGACAAAATTGACGTGGGATACGTCGATGGATCTTATCGACACCTTATCTCTCTGCCTGACGATCAGTTCACGGCTCCATACTGGACGATCCGAAATGCTCCGGGAGATCTATGGGGTGAAAGCTATCTGGACTGTCGAGTGGCTGGTTATGCACTCACGTTCGCAGGCGCTCGCTTTGTAGAAGGTGCCGTAACTTTCATCGGTGGCACGCCTCTCCCAGTTGCAACCGCAACTTGGGGTGCCTTGGAGCTCGTTGATAGTGGGCCGCAGTTTCTAGCGCCTACTTCTTCGCCAATCGAGTTGCCTTTGGCAACTCCGATCAAGGTTCTCTCAGGTTCCGTAGCTATTGGATTGGCAATCCCGCTCGACGAACAGTGGGTGATCGGGTCTTATGTACCTGATGACTTCGACATCAATCAGCGTTCTATGGTCGTGTCCTTTGCGGTCAAGATCACTGATGACGTATTGTACAAGAAAATGATGTACGATGGTGTTGGAGCCGCAGCGGCATGGACCGCAGATCTCTTCCGGGAAGGTCAGATGAAGATTCAGTTAAAGAGTGCCACGACGATTGGCAACCCAGCAGTACCATATCAGCTGGATATCCGTGGGCACGATACATTGGATAATATCATCTGGTCAGCAGCACCAATCGGCCTCCGGGCTGGACGGCAAATAGTGATGGCGGTTACCGGTGTAGTAGTTAATAGCATCGGTGATCCTATCGAATGTGAGCTCGTCAACGACACGGTAGACTACATTCTGTAACCGTAGTCTTTCCGATATCGGAAATAAGGGGAGCCACTCAAGTGGCTCCCCATCAAAACTTTGGAGGCATCCAATGAATTTCGGCAAATACGCAATACTTCAGCCTGTGACATACTATTTCCGGCGAGAGCCTAGTCTCTGGTGGAAGTTCAAACCACCAACGTCCGGAGATGAGCTATCTATGGCACGTTATCTCAACCGTGGGAAACTAACACTGAGCGCCGACGGCCCTTCGCGAGAAGTTCCTCCCAGCTGGATTGAGGTAGCACATCGTGAAATTGCTCTTATCTTCGCAGGCACCAACATCACCAAAAGTGAGAAGTCCTTGGAAGAGGGTGGCGAAGCTATCCTGACTGTAGGAATGGAGCCAGAAGAGATCGAGGCAATCCTTCGGCTCATGCCTCACGAGATGGTGATGGAAATCTGGGCGGCTATTGGTGAGCATGTTCCCGGCTGGGGCGGACCCCCACTGGAACCTCTCGCAGAAGACGAAGCCGAAATCCCAAACTCAGAAGGCCGGGAGGAAGAGGTCTCCTAGTCGAACTAGAAGACTATGTGAAGGATTATATCCATTTAGATCCTCCACCTGAGAATCCCAAAAACGATCCGCTACTCTCGGCATATATCAGCATTGTTTTACAATCTATCAATACCGGTGTGGATATTTTCCCTTCCACGCTCGGTGTCCTTGACAGACCTATATTTTTTGAGCGATACTTCCGTCGCTGGGTACGCGAGGCGTATGACGAATTATCTTCATACCAGGATATAGTTACCCAGAAAGCTAAAGAAGTCCAGCAAGTCACGCAGGCGTGACGGGGGTGCCTCGGTGACGCCTCCCACCGAGCCCCCCACTACTCCCCTCTAGGTTACCTCCAATGCCATCCATGCGTAAGAATGTCTTTAAGGCGTTTGAGCAGGGTCTCCGCGATCTGGAGCAGAATCTTCCAGATGTGGCGATTGATGCTCTGACGCGTGCTATTCAGCATGCGCATGGTGATTTAGATAGACCATTTATGCAGCAGTGGAGCCCTAAATGGGGTCCACAGCCTGTGACTACGCGTGATGCCAGCTCTATGCTGGTGGGTGCTCTCAACCCCACATTACGCGCCATGGTGGCTGCCACACCGGTAGCTGAGCGTTACGAAGATCTGTATCAGAATCTTGTCATGGGCGTGTTGGAGAATGTACCGGGCTGGAGTCCCAGCAAGGGACTCAAGAGTGCGGCTCCGTATTTGCTCTCTAAAGCTTATCATTATGCCAGTGGGCAACAGGCTATTGAACGTGCGGCTGAGCAACCAGTCACGGCAGCATTTGGAGCCGCTACCGAAGATTACGCTTCACAGATGGTTGATATTCGCAACCAAGTAGATCCTCGGTTTCGAGGTATCGAGCAAGGCGAGAGCGTGACGCCTTATAAAGATGCGCCGTGGTATCATACTGCGCTTGCCCATATACCACAGCGCGGGCTGAGAATCCCTGGGCTCCCTCGGCCATTAACTCCCTTTGCGTTTCAACAGTTGATTCCTTTCTATGAACAGGGCGTTAGCAATATCGATGTTACTCAGACGTATGATGTCTACGCCAAGGGTCCCGGCTTGGCAGGTACAAGACACGTCTCTGGTGCCAAGCTCAAAGAAGTGCTCCAGTTGGTACATAGACAGATAGGACGCAGTGGCTTAATCTCGAATGTCCCTGCTCCTCCAGAAACAGGCAGCACTATTGATCAATTCGAGTCGATGTTAGTCGGAGATGTTGAAGCCCAGCAACCCTACTGGGGCGGACCTGTCCAAGTATCTCCTACGTTGGGACAATTACAGCTGGGTGGAACTCCTCTGCCTGACCCTGGATGGTCTTTACGAGGCGTATGGGGTCTACCACCGGAAACAGGCGGGAATGTCCCCGGCCAGAGTGATTGGGATTACCACAGAGGCCATCTCTCGTACATTGGCGGTGGCGCTCATTTCGA